AAAGAAAACAACCAGTCTAATCAGATTGTTCTTTGACCTACTATAAAGAAAAGAGCACACGATTGGTACTCTACCATAAAGAAATGTAGATTATTTATGAATTTAAATTTTAAAGCTAGTTAAAAGGGGCTCCGTCTACGCACTACGTGCACGTCACCTAACTAGCTATGAACGACGGTTGTTCTACACAGGACACAGTTTGCTATTGGTCCCCCGCCTTCTACTCTGAGCAGAGAGAGACAGACCGTCTCTCCCTTCCCTTACTTGTCTATCACAGCTACGGCTTGCTTCAAACTAATATCAGCTACAACGCTACCGAACGCCAAGTTCACCCAGTCTCGCGGAAAGAGAGTCCGCAAGGAGGATTGGAAGTCAAGTAGTTGCGACTCCCCATGGTGCGCCATAAATCTCTGAGTGACTGCGAGGCGCAAACGCAAGTCACTCTCGTCGCTCGCTGTACTGTTGGGCTGGTACAGCAACTCTTTGTAGATATCGCACTTTGGCATGGGAGCCAAACATACTCCTGCTTTCCACACAAAGTGTGATTTCAGGAAAGTAAGGTCTTTCAAGAACATGTAGTCCTCAATGACATCGCTCTTTGTACTCGAAGTTACTGCTATGCCCACTTGTCGCAGTACAGCTTGAATGCGAGGACCCGAAAACCAAGGTAAAATATCTGGCTTCACGGTCATCACAACATCATCGCCGTAAGTCAAAAGCCGAACTTTTTCCCCAAACTCTGATGGATCGATAGTCTTGCCAGCTCCGCTCTGACAGCCAGTGAAGGCCAGCAGCATGAGGAACCAGTTTACTACGGAATTGAAAACGTCTGTCAATGGATTTCCCGACTTGTTACCTTGCGGCGCCAAGAAGAAAATGTTGTGTGCTAGGTGCCAACTAGATCGCAACGCATCCAATAAAGCGTGGCGGGCTCGCCATGCTTCCACGTCCTCCATGCCATAGTACGCATCTGCTACTGCAGCAAACACATTGAAGCCAAAACTACCTAATGACCCATCGAAGTTGGAGTAATCAAATCCATGCCCATACGGTGAATTGGTGGCCAACTCGCGAAAGTAAGCCGCCCACACCGCTTCCTTATCAGCTCCGATACCGTGACAATACCGAAAACCAGGGTATGTCCTCCAGTGCGCTGCAAACGCACCAAAGTATTTGCGCACTAACAGTACGTACTCTATCCCCGGTTGCTCGAACACTCGCGTCTTCACTGCAAGTGCCTTATTCCTGTGTACCAACTCATCCTTACATGTTGATACCCAGAGGGTGAAAGGCACCACCCCTTCTCTTATCATCTCTTCCGCTGCCCAGAATCGCTCTACCAACGTCTGATCGTAAAGCCCCACCTTGAACGTCCTCGCTTTACACGAAAACTCATATTCAAGTGGTGCTAAACTACCATCCGTGAGTGTCTCCTGAGGTAATGGTGAGAATATTTGGTGTTTGCCGTCCTTAAATCCCAAGTCGACCCAGTAACCGCAACTAGTGTCCATCGCTAGCTGCTGCAAATTTCCAAAACCGTTGATAGCCTCATGGTCCGTTAGGACCCGAGCTTCCGGGTCTTTGCGCACTTTTCCGCACATGTAGTTAACAATTACGGTATAGCGCAAATTCCCGATAGCTACCTCCTGCTTCGGATCATACTTACCAACGTTGGAAAACAAAGGATGGCGATTATACTTCGGTACCAAAGTGGCGGGCTCATGATCGCATTCCCACTCATCTCTACGCACCAACGCACCGTTGTATTTCACTGGTACGAACTTGCTCTTCACAGGCACGTAGTGTGTCATACGCACATCACCAAACTTTCCTCGCCCAAGTAACTCCAGATTCGAATTCCAATACGCGTTATCACTCTGCTCAAACTGTATAGGAACGTCTTCGTATCGCAATCTTGGCACCTCCAAAAGAGAACTTTCTGCTCGCTCAATTGCCTCTATCGAAATAGGAGACAAACCTCCAACTTGCCTGCCGTCCATGAATCCTCCGAAACTGTGCATCCCAACTATTACTTTTTCAAACGTTGGGGCTATACAGTACGGTCGCCCACAGTCCCCAGCCATAGTCTCACCAACCACTCGCGCGCCAATGAAACTACCGCCGGGCATCAACACTTCATGACTCACGTACTCCTCGATGGTACAATCTAAGTCGCTTCGCTCTTTCGAGTAAATGCCACGCACTAGCGTGGCACGTAGCTTCTTGTTAATGTATTCATCGTGACGCTCATGTGCCACAAAATGTCGAATGTCCGGTGCTCTTTGCATCACACTAGACAACAGCCGCACTAGCCTCACGTCGGTGGGCCCATCGCCCAGATTGTCCAGGAGAATGCTGTTCATCTCATCCATGACAAACGGCATCCACCGCTGAATAGTACCAGTAACGCTCGGCTCAGCCACCTGCACTACGCACTCCTTGCGTAGCACCCTTTCATAAAAATGATTGGGTACCAGCAAAGTGCGAGAGTCAAGGGCCAAACCATGCATCCGTGACACTACCTCTCCGTTCGCTATCACCGCGCGTATTTCTCGCACGTTGCCACGCAGCTTTTCGATACGCTCATCGCTTTCCTGTACTCCCAACACCTTCGCTGAAGGCGCTGGCTTGTTCTTAGCACTTTTAATCATTCCACTTTTGTCGTAGGCTTGTATGTTGAACATCATACCCACGACCGAAAGGAAGACTTTCACTGCTGCTACCAGAACTATACCCATAGTCCCAAGCTTGAACAACGAGTGCAAGATACCTTTGAAAGTACTCCACTTGCTAGTGGGCGTCACTTTCTTGACGATTGCCACTTTATGGGCGACATACATAGTATCGAGAAACTCGCACCACTCTCGCGGACACCCCGCATTAAGGAAGGGGGTGTGGGTCTCAGTGACTAACTGCTTTTGGAGCAGCTCAGCACTGAAACCTAATTCCTTTGAGTCATACATAAAGATTTCTCTCATGTACACGACCTCGTCCTGATAAGGGACAGTTCGCTGCGCTCTCCAGCGCCGCATCATCAGCTCCAACTTCGTGACGCCCGGCAAGCACGCTTCCGGGAACGGATCAACCTGCTTGAACTTCTCCATGTCGATCCCCGCGTCTTTCTCCATCTCGTCGCCAGAGCTCTCCACTGTGAAATCAGAATCTTCTAAATCCGTTTCTCCCTCCATAGGGAGAATATCTGCCATTGTTCTCTGTGCACGCATGCCTTGCGGCTGTGCCTCGTACGCTCCACACGGCAGTTCTCCCAACCTATCCAGTATCTGCTGATCGCTCAAAACTGGCGCCGGTCCCACCGACGTCACCGATTTAGTACGCTCAAAGATCGTCTTCCGTCTCACCGATTCACGAACCATTGCTGAGGCAACCTGCGAGAATTTGTACTTAACTCCAGTAGTCTGCCCTGCTGCAATATCCATGCCCTGGAAAATCCAGGCCTCATCTAGCTCTTTGATCACATTCTTGTAGCGCACTAGAAAGTCTTTCTCATTCGCATGTTTCTCCATCTCTTTAGACAGTCTTCCGACATCCACTGATCCTTCTGCAGTTTGATACTTGGCTCCCACTCGCACGTTATATGCGTACGGAAACCTACGCACTATTGCATCAGTTTCTTCAATGTTGGACAACTTGTCCAGTCGTCGCAAGTTAGTAGCAACAGTAATGAACGTAGCATCACACATCGGTCCCTTCTCAGATAAGTCCGCCATTGGAACTGGCATCTTAGAAGAAGAAATAGCACGAATGATTGTTAGAGCATCCGCCGGCGGCCTCTCTTGCAAGGCCTCATCGAAGAACACATACGCCTGGTTGGAATAGCCGTCCCAATGTTTCTGATCATCACCTGGCACTTTGTATATATTTCTATCGCCTGAATTGTCCCGGGCAGTTAAGCCAAGGAGTGCGAATGGAAATATATCTGACGCAAGAAACGACTTCCCTACGCCCGGCTGTCCGTACAACCACAAACCCACTGGGGGCGGATGTGTGGTCATAGTATCCATCTTCTTTCGCACCTTGGCGTGAGTCGCCAAGATTTCTGCTACCTTCTGCGCCATAGCGTTAGGAATCGACATATCAGCCAAATGTCTCCGAAAAGACAGTGCCTGCGAAGCCATGACTGATAGGCGCAACACGTTCGTCACACCACCGACAGATTGCTGTAACCCGTCGCCCACGAAACACCGGTCCGCTACAGCTTGATCAAACTCATCCATCACATCCAAAAACTCCCGTCTCCTGGCCTGCTCCCACTCAACGTTTAAGGCGTTGCCAAAGAACAGGTAGCGGATTGAATATAACATCGTGTCAAACCAAGACCCCGTGCTGCCCACCATCCGGTTAAGGTAGGTGTTCATCCCGGGGTCCGTAGTTCCACAGACCATTCCCATGATCTTACTGAACCATGCTCGGATCATCGTCGCGAAAAACGTCGCGTAGTCTGCGATGGGTTTCCCCAACGAAGCCACACGCGATAGTCGTTCGTAACAATACTCCAACGTACCGCCTGCTCCTTCAATGTTGGTTGCGGAGCAGTCGGTTCTAGTGTCAAAGAATCTACCAATTTTGGGCTTCCTGGGTGGAAGCACACTCGTTCTGAACGGGCCCTCAGAGGGTTGAATCGGGCTATCTATATACTTAAATAAGACGCCCAGAACGTTTGTTATTCCACATGCTCTTAGCAAGCCATTATTGGAAAGAATGGCATACACTCCTGTTATGACAGGGCACAAGTCATCAGTAAAAATTTTGAACAATTTATGAACGGTGTCCAACACAGGACCGACCTTCCGGTCGATCGTTTTATCGATGACAATCTCTGTTGCTACTTGTTTGACCGTACTCGCTGCACTCACCATCGAGGTGAAAAGAGCTGAAACTGCTGAAGAACCTAAATTCCACGCCATTCCCGCCCCTTCCGCCATTTTACTCATTGCAGGCCCTGGGTTGGACTCTACATTCTCTCGCGTCAAGTCACGCTCCCATTCCTGGGCCCGCCTTCTCGGCGTTACACTACGAAAACCCGACTTCGGTATGACTCGCTTTAGCTGCGGAGGCGCCATTTGCACGTACGCCATGAAATCATCTCCGCCGCACTCAAACACCAGGAAGCTGACTGTTGTATCCTCGGTATGCATTCCCACACCGAAGTTTAGCGTAGGCCACGAGTGATCTATTGCTCCCCCAAACACTGCTGTTGTTGGTAACATAACCACTGGTCTCATCCACACCACTTTATTTTCTACGACTGGGCGCGAATTCAAGTCTCGAATCGTCGTATTGACGTCGAACCACTGAGTTTGCCACCCAGCGTCCTCATCTTTTGGTACGACGAAGTTGGTATCTTTACTCGCTGCTCGCGTAGAGTAGAAGCCTTGTGAAGTTGCCACCAGTTTGGTGGTCTTGCTAACGTTCGTGACTGTGATGAACCGGGCTGACCCGGAAATGTATGCCGCATTCCATGCAAAAATCCTGTGCAAAGGAGCACAGCCTAGAGTAGCACGATAAATTTGCTGCCATTTATTTTTTGCATAGACCTTACGATCGAACGACGCCACGAACGCCGGCCGCCGCATCATATCAGTGAAGCTATCATAGCTTCCCGTTAAGTAAGAGGTAGCCCCCTCACTTGTCAGAAACGTCGATTCCTCTCCTTGCGGAGCCAACTCGCTAAAGTCTGGTTTTAAAGGAACAAACTCAGCATCTCTCTGTGTACGACTGACTGTTGCCGGTTGAGGCGGAATTGAAGAATTTCCTGAAGGTGACACTGCTGTTATTCCACGCTGAAACATACCACAAAAGTCGCGAAACTCAAGGTCATCTCCTGCTGCCAGGTAAATGTTTACCCGAATATTTGACTTTACTTGAGGCGCTGCAATCAGCGAATTCAGCACGAACATACTAATCTGCCCGCTCGCATGCGACGCGTCCGCCCACTGCGACTGAGAATCTGGTATCCTCAGCATCTCTTGGAACGCCAAGAACGGAACTGGAAACTCAAACTCAGTTGAACCTCCAACATCCAACACGCCACACACGCAGTTGCGTGCCTTCGCGTAAGTGATCGCTCCCAGCGACCGCGTAAACGCGATAAACATCTGTCCTTGATGAAGAGGTGTCGCCACTATTTGAATTTTGATTTTGATTGTTCCTCTCCAGTATCCAAACTGTGACGCAAAAAACGACATGGGTGTCGTCTCATACGTTTCTTCTGTTGCTGTTGCCGCAAAAACGGTGTACATAGGACTAATGGGAATTCTCTCGAGCTCCTCACCAGTTCCTGCTCCCGTTGTCCACGATATCGTCTTCACAAGACAATACGGTTTACACATCTGCCTGATCGAAACGAGTTCCAATCCGCAGACCATCTCTTTCTGATTCTCTATTCGGTCATCGCTCTTGTACGTGTTAGACTGCACAGAGTGTGCGCGATCGGTCACGGACAAATTACAGATATCATTTTCAAGAATGGATGGGGAATCGAAAAGCCCCATACCTATGGTTTTAATTGCTCCTGAGATTATAGGTACTGCTGCCTGTCCAATCATATCCACGCCCTTCCCGACTAAGGAAGTTAAGGCGTCGGCATGCACTGAATCGGCCTGAATGTTCAACGACGACACTGCTGGTTTCTTAAGATAGACTCGTAAACCTACGAACCTTGCTGACACGGTGAATCTTACTGACTGAATTCCGTCACCAGTAGCATCAATACTATTGATTAC